GCTGCTCGACTTCTTTACCGACGACTTGCTCATATTTTTTCATCTTTTTGATGAGCTTGGAGTCGTCAATCTGAACAAAGTTAGGCATGAGAATTTAGCTTTCCGAGAACGGCGTCTATTGCAGCGACCGAGTCAAAATCCGCCTGCGGATTGTCGCGGAGATATACGCGAGGTATGCCGCGAGCGAATGAATCGGCGTCCAAGATTTGCAACCCGGCAGCATAGGGGATCTCCCACATGCAGGCGTGGAACCCCCAACCGGTGACACTGGCGAGTCTGTAAACATAGGAGGCGAGCCAGTTGGGGGATGCTACTTTCCCGACTCGGTGCTTCCGGTGGAGGCGTGCTTGGCCTTCGTCTCGGCGGCGTTCACGCGCTCCCAGGCTGCGGAGACGAGTGCGGAGAGTTCGTTTTGTTCCTCGAGGGTCGTGAGGTTATCAAGCTGCCAGCGGCGCACGGCGGCGTTGAAAGCAATGGGGTCGTTGTCCACCGAGATGACATCATCGATCGGGGCGATGTGGACGAAGGCGAATGCGGCGACGAACCAGAACTCGTCGCGCTTCTCGAGCATGTTGGACCGGATGATGGAGATCGTGGCGGGGACGCACGGGCGGAGTTTCCATTTGCCTGCCTTGCGCGGGCCGTCGCGGAATGCGGCTTCGCGGAGGGCTTCGTCGTCGGTTTCGTAATCGGTGTTTTCGGGTGTCTTTTTCATTTAGTCTTTCGTTGGGTTTTTCGTTGGTGATCTGGGGATCACATGAATTTGGCGAAGCGTTTCTTGTCCGCCTCGGTGGCGTTTTCGCTGATGGAAATGATGCGGCCGTTGCGCTCGAAAACGACTTGGCGAGGCGTCTGCTTGACCACGGATACGAGTTCATCGCGGTTGCGCAGCACGGCGAGCATGTAGGCCAGCGGTTCATCCTGGTGCGCGGCGATGTAGTCCTCGCCGGCAGCAAAGGCGCGCATGACCTCATCGGCGGCTTGGCCGTTCGTGGGGTGATTCGCCAGGAAGTGGAAGACGGTGGACTCCTCGCCGGATTCGCGGCGGATGCGTGTGGCAGGAGCGGCGGGATTCTCGAACTCAAAACCGAGAGTGGTGAGGATCGAGGCGAGCTTGAGGTCGCGGGTGGAAAAAATAGCTGTCATGGATTTGTCGTGGTGGGCCTGCCGGGGAGCCGCTACGCGACTGCCCCGGCGAGGAGGTGGAGAGTTACGAGGTCGCCGCAGTCATCGCTGTCTTGTATGACCGTGCGGCGACGGAGATTTTTTCAAACTGCTCAGAGGCGAAAGTGGTGGTGAGGCCGGTCACAATCGTCGTGGCTCCGAGGGTGATGCCTGTTGGCATGGTGATCGACAGGAGGCCGCCAACAGTCTGCGAGAACGAGCCTGTGCGGAGACCTTCGATGCTGATTTCCATGACGGCATCAGGCACCGCTACGGCGATGATATTTCCCTCGTCGTCTTTTTGTTCGGTGGGTGATGTCGTCTCCGAGACGGAGAAGGATTCCACGATGAGTCCAGAGACAGTCGGGCAGCCATAAACGGCATTTGCAATGGGAGTGGAGCGGTAAAGTGAGAGAGCCATGTTTTTTTCGGGTTACGCAAAAAGTCGCGTGTCAAATTTCTATGACCCCGAGGACGATCTCGGCCGTCGTGAGCCAGCGCTCACTGGCCTGAGATTGGCCGAAGGCATTCAGCGTGACGCCCGCAAGGTGCATGGATGCAGGGAGGAAATCCACGAGAGGCGCGATGTCGTAGAGTTCGGCCTTGAGTGCATCCGAAAGCGCCAGATGCGTTGGCAGCGACTCCTCAATCACGCACGGCGTGGAAACAATGATCTGCGCCGTGAATTTGAAATAGCCCATGGCGACCGGCTCGACGGTCTCGCAGGCACAGAATACAACCGGCGCGTCACCGGGGATAGTCTCGGCAGATTGGCCGGTGAAGATCGCGGAGTCGGCGAAAGGGGCGGTGGAGAGGAGCCACTCGCGGAGGGATGATTCGATTGCTGCGTTCATAAAGCGGAGCCGGGGACGATGGTTGCGACGAACTCGAAGGGCGTGCCGGTCTGCTCGCGCACGGTGTGGATGGTGTAGGTCTTGCCATCCACAAGGATCTGCTCGCCACGGCGGGGAGCGGATTGCAGGGCGGAGGCGAGAAAGCGCGCGGTGAATTCGCCGCCTTGGCGCAGACCGCCGGTTTCGAGATCAAGCCCGATGGCGATGGCAGACAGACCGACGCGGATGCTCTGCCCGCGAAATGTGGCGGGCTTGCCGAGGAGCGTGTTTCGCGCGGTGGCGGCGAGGTTTTCGAGGTGGTCTTTTTGCGCTGGCGACATGCCTGTGCGGATGTGTCAAAAGAAAACGCCCACCGGATTAAGTCCGGCGGGCGTCTTCGGGCTGGCGCGGGGAATGCGCTGTTATTTTTTCTTTTTGGGTGACTCTTCGACTTCGACTGGCGCGGGTGCGGCGGATGGCTTCATCGCGTGGCGCTTGAGAGTATCGTTAAGAGATACAACGAGCGTCTCGTCTGCGGTGAATTCGCCGGCCACTTGCTTGGCCTTGAAGTCTGCGAGCTGCTCGCCGAGCGGGACGCTTGGCAGGTGCTTGACCTGCCAAGTGTCGCCGGTGCGAGTGAGCGTGATTGCGAGGCGCATCAGGATTAAGCTGAGACGATGCGCTTGAGGGCGGCGGCGTGGCCGAGGGCGTAGCCGTAGTTGACTTCGAGAACTTGCTTCTCGGTGTCGGTGTCGGGGTCTGCCCAGCTACGATACTCGATGGTCAGGCCAGTCTCTGGATCGACTGCGGTCTCGTAGGCTGTGAGGTGGTTGAGCACGCCGGGTGATGGCTTGATTGGTGAGAAGGCAACCAAGATTGCCTCTGGGAGTGCGACCATACCGACGAGGTTCTGCGAGTTGCCGGGGATCAAGTTGGTTCCGATAACATCGAAGCCAGCGATCTGTGGCAGGCGGCCGTTTTGGATGGCGCTTGCTGTGCCGACTGCGGCGGCGTTCTTGATGCTGGCGTCTTTGAGGAGCGCACCTTCATAAGCGTTGTCGAGGATCATGACGCGGCTGGACTTTGCCCACTTGGCTTGGTCGAGAGCGGTCTTGATCGTGATCATGTCGTCGGAGTCGAAGGCAGAAGCTGCGCCGGTGTGGATCGCTGCGCCGTAGTTGGCGAGGGTCACGACGGAGAGAATGTCGCGGAGGATGTCCTCGGCGAGCTTGCGGCCTTTCTGGAAGCCGAATTGTTCGGCGTTGAAGAAAGGCTGACGGGCGAGTTCCGAGCTGGTGAAGCTCAAGGCTTGATACTTGCGCTTGTTGACCGTGATCTCGCGGGAGTTGATCGCGTTGGAGTCGTTGAAAGCGTAAGTGCCGTTGAAGTCGCTCGTCGCATCAGTGGCGAGAGGGTAGAACGGGACGCTGATCTTGTCGGTGCCTTGGAGTGGGACCGAGTTGAAGACGGTCGAGAAGGCGTTGATAGGAAGAAGCGATTCACGCAGGGCCATGAGGGCGCTGTCGAGAACCACATTCAGTTTCAGTTCGGATGAGATGGTGGTGGCCATGGTGTGTTAGGTGGTGGTTGGGTTTTCGTGAATTATTGCGGTGTCAAATTTTTGGCCGCGATCTCGAGTGCCTTGCGGTTCGCGCGGAAGATGCGGGTCTTCTCGGCACCGGTGGCGTTGCGCCATTGGTCAAGGATGTTTTCCGCGTTCTGCGTCGGCAGGATTTCGGGGATTTCGCGGGCGGCTGAGAGGCCGAGGCTGCGCTCGAGGCGTGCGAGGGATTCACGCTCGGCGGCGATTTCGCTGCGGAGGAATTCGATATTCGCGCTGGCTTCTTTGAGTGATGCAACGGCTGCGTCACGCTCTGCGATAACGGCGTTGTATTTGGCGAGGATTGCATCAGCGGCGGCGAGCTTGGCCTGTGGCTCGGCGGGAGCTTCGACAACTTCGGGCGCGGGAGCTTCGACGGCTTCAGGCGCTGGTGTCTCGGCGGCAACTTCGGGAGCGGGTTCGGTGGCGGGTTGCTCGGCAGGAGCGGATTCGCTCACGACGGTGGCTTCAATGATCTCAGCGGCTTGTTCAGCGACTTCGGCTGAGTAGGTGATGACTTCGGGTGTATTCATAGAGCTTGATGCCTTTGCGAATTTGTCAAAACGAGCGCGGAGCATTTCGGGGGTGGCTGTTGCAGCAGCGGCAACGCCTTCTTCGATGGCGTCGGCAAATCCGAGGGCCACGGCTTCGACCGCATCGAGCCATGTCTCGGCGTCCATCATTGCGCCGATTTCCTCAGCATTGATGCCGGTCTTGCGGACATAGGCGTTGCGCAGATTGACTTTGAGTTTGTCGAGCAGGTCGGCTTCTTTGCGTAGGTCTTTGCTCTCGCCCATGCTGACGGTCCACGGGTTGTGGATCATCAGGAGGGCATTGTCGGCCATGTAAACGGTCTCACCCGACATCGCTATTACGCTCGCCATAGACGCGGCCAAGGAATCGATGTGGACGGTCAAGCCGCCTTCGTGGCGGCGTAACGCGTTATATATGGCAGTCCCTTCGACCACGGACCCACCGGGCGAATTGATGCGGAGGTGGATGTGTTGGCCTGCGAGCTTGCCGAGGTCGGCGAGGAACTCTTTCGAGCCTGCGCCAAAAGCACCGATCTCGTCATAGAGGGTGACGGTGGTTTCATTGTTGCCGGTGTGTTCCATTGCATAGAATTTTGGGGTGGGTGTGGTCATGGTTGTGCGGGTGGTTGAGATGGTTCCTCGTCGTCATCCGGTTCGGCTGGCTGTTGCGCGGCGATGCCACGGCTGACGGAGTTGGGGAAGACTTCGGAAATGTTGAGGCCGAGCGCGTCGCACTTGGCTTTCCGGCGGAGGTAGGTGTCGATGACATCGTCCTCTTCCTCGGTGGCTCGGAGGCCGAGCATGTTGAAATATCGAGTCGGCGAGAGGTGGCCCTTGTCGAGTTGCTCGCTGTAGGCGCGGGCGTCGCGGCCGCTGTCCACGGTGATCTTGCGCGGGGCAAGCCATTCGTGCCGCCACCAGTCGTCGCCTGGGTATTCGAGGCGACCGGCCTGCATTTCGTGCCAGAGCCAATACTTGTAAAAAGGACGGCAGAACTGATCGATGACCTGCTGTTGCAGGCGCTCGAGGAAGTTCTGGGTGACCTCGAGGACGGCGCGCTGCTCGGTGCCTGCCAATCCGACATTCACCATCATGGCTTCTGGCGGCAAACCGATGGCGAAAGCGACATCGCTGCGGAGGGCGCGCATGACGGCTTCGTAGGTCTGGCCGGGGATGTCGTTCTTGAAGGCTTCGAGCTTTTCGCCTGGCTTCAGGCGCGGGAGGAGGATGCCGTTCGGGAGGTCGGTGGTCTGGAGGTCGCCGACTTCGTTGGTGGTGGATTTTAGTCCAGCACCGAGGCCGATCTTGGCGACTTCGGTGCTGGTCACCATGTAGCCAATTTGAGCGCCCGCTTTATATGCGCCTTTGACGAAGCCATTTATTTCGGAGATGTCGCGCAGGTTTGAGACTGCGGAGTGGAGCCACGAGACGCCGCGCGGCTGGCCGTGCCTGCGGATGTGCCGCATGTGCAAAACTTGGTCAGCAGAGATTTCTTTTCCGCCGATCGTGTAGGCTGCGGGCGCGCCGAATTGATCGAGGCGCACGCCGTCGTGGGTCATGTCATCCGGGTTGCCGAAGCTGGCAGAGCCGCCGATCGATTCGCCGCCGATGAAGCGGACGCGGGCTGCACCTTCTCGCGTTTTGAGGAATTGCGCGAAGAAGTCGCCGTCGATGGCGACTTGGCGAAGGATGAGAGATTGTGCGGTGTAAAAATTGACCTGTGCCGATGCGTCGAATGCCCATGCCTCTGCGCAGACGCGATCCTCGAAATACTGATCGACCTTTTTGTTCCAGTCGGTGTTTGAGGTCTTCGGCTGAACGACAATGCCGGTGCCGATGGCTCTCTGTGCCAGATGCTCGACGAGGTAGGTTGCCTGCGGTGCGTTGTTGTAGAGCCAGCGCGCGAGGCGCAGTATTTCCATCCGCGTGTAAGCCGTTAACTCCCTCTTCGGGTCTGTCGTTGGCACCCAAACGAGGCCGCGATTTAGTGAAGGTTGCGCGGCTTCAAATGCCGCTGCTTTTGCGTCGAGCTTGCGCGGGCGACCTGCTCCGGGGCGAGTTCCTCCCCAACTTGATTTTTTGATTTTTGACGGCACGCCACGGGCGGCGTGTCAAACGGCGGTGCCGTAACGGGAGCGGTCGGCGATGGCAAAAAGTTGGCGACCGTTCGGTCCTTCAGCGAGGAGTTCTTCGACTGCCTGGAGGAGAAGCCACTTTGGGAAACTGACCTGCCCGCCTGTGCCGGTGCCGTCGGATGACAGAGAGGTGATGACGACTTCCTCGGTGGCCGACGCGAAGGTGGCGAGCGCGAGGGCTTCGAGTTCCTGCGTTGTCTTGGTGCGGCGTAGAAATGCTTTAACTCCGCTGATTTTGTCGAGGTCAGTCACACCCTTTTTGAAATTGTCAAAAGGGGAGGTGGCAGGGACGGCGCGGCCGCACCTTTTCAGTCGCCGGGTTTTACGGAGTGAATCGAGCGACCCAGCGCTCCCCGATCCGGCCGCCGCCCATTACCCATCGAAGGGAAGAGGGGCTTGCCACGGCAATATGTAGATCGACTGCCTGCGTGAAGGCGGGAGAGTCAAAGTTTAGAAAAGAAAAACACTACACTCGCCGAGTGTAGTGTTCGGGATGATTAGAATGTGTGCGGTAGTTCAAGCGTGACTTGAGTTCGCGCGGTGTTTCTAAACCAGAAATTGTGTCGGAAAATTGTGGTCGTTTTTCTGACAAAAAAAAGACCCGCCGAATTACGCATGCAAGCAGAGGCGCGGCGGGTTTGATAACCTTACGGGCGAGTCAAAGTTTCGACTCAATAAACTTCCCTCTGCTCATCGTGCCACGCTGGATGTCGAGCTTGGCCCACGATTCGGGCTGCATGGAGACGGATCGCGTGACGGCGGTTCGGCCTTTGGCGTTGGCTGACTTCTTTCCTTGCGGGCGGCCAGCGCCTTTGCGCGGGCCGCCGTGGGTTGTGGGCTTTTTGCTCATGGCCTTAGGTAGTAGCCGGAGGGAGTGTCCACTTGGGTGATGTTTGGATTCTTTTGCATGATTTCGGCGGCCTGCGCGGGGGTGATTTCCTTTGAGACGACGGCTCGAGTTCCGATGGTTTTGAATTTTATTTCGGTTTTCATTTTTTCGAGCGGGTGGTGGATTTGAGGTTGTGGGCGATGAGAAGGCTCTCGGATTTTTCGATGGCGAAGGTCAGTTCCTCAAGCGTGTTTTTCAACTGCTTGCCGAACAGGACGAGGTAAGCCAGGGCGTTGTAGAGTTGTTTTTCTGAGGTTTTCATTTTTGTCGAGTTGGTTGGTGGCGCGGGGATCGAACCCGCGCCGGGTGGAGTGTTAGAGAATTTCGCCGGTGCTTGTGCGGTATCCTTCGGTGGTTACTTTGCAGAACATTGCTTGGCACTCTTCAAAAGTTCCATCGAGCCAGATGGTGTTTCCTTGTGCGAGCGTCCAAATTTTTTCAGCGGTCCAAGGGAGTGAGCGGTTGATGACTTGGACTTTGCGGCCTGTTGGTGTTTTTCCTGTGAGTTTCATTTTTCGTTTTGGTTTTTTGTTTTCGTCGTTGGCGTGGTGCCTTCGATCTATGGACAAAATACACCCTCTTGATTTCTCGTCAACAACTTTTTTTCAAAAAATGAAAATAATTTTGGAGGCTTGCGGAGCCGCTTAAAACCTAGCTCGGCGGGCGGTTCAGGTAAAAGGTTCGGAGAAAAGTTCGGGGAAAAGTTCGGGGATCATATCGGTGAACGCACCGAAATGATCAGGACATGCCGAAAATTTTCATGAGGTCATCCACGCCTTTTGAGTCGGTGACCGGCGGGGCTTCGTTCTCGTCTTCGCCTTCGTGGTAGGCGTAATCCCATGTCTGCTCGAAGAGCTTGCGCAGGCCGCGCGTTGACAAAGTAACATTTCCATCGCGCTCGAAAGCGGGATTTTTTGCCACATAGATTTTCCAGAGTTGGGATTTTTTCATTTGAATTCGATAGCTCCTGCTTTGCGCAGTTGTTGAGCGCAGGCGTAGTTGAGGCGAACCGAGTCGGCGAAGTGGTCACCTGCCACCGATCGCCATTCTTTCCGGCCTTTTTTACTGACGACGATTTTTTGACCCATGAAGGCGGACAGGAATTCTTCGCCTGCGTCTTTCGGGAAAAATAGAAATGGGGATTTCCGCTTGGCGATGCGGTCGATGAAGAGCGAAACCTTCGACGCGAATTCGTTGACCGTGTAGAGCGGCATCGTTGGATATTCCTTCAGCACGCTCTCGGAGATGCTGCCGAAGTTTGCGCCTGATCCTTTGGCGGGGAAAAAGAAATTCCCCGAGAGATAGCAAGCGCGGTAAACGGCGTTTGCGTTGAAGCCTGAGTCGAGCAGGCCGCCGATGGGCGTAACCTCCCTGCCTTCGGCGGTCTTGTATTTCTGCGACTGCGCGACCTCGAGCATGTCGTCGATGCCGGTGACGGTGCCGTAGTCGAGGACATAGGCGTCGCCATTTTCTGCAAAGGCCATCGTGGTCCAGTGCGATGTGTCTTGGCCAACATCCGCCGAGAGCGTGATAGCCACCGGCTCAATGGGGCAGGCTCCGCGAAGGTAGTCTTTGCGACATGCGAGCACCTCGGCGCTGGTGGCTCCGGTGCCTTGCACGGTCCACCGGCGGGCGTTGCGCTTCTGGATGAATTGTTTCATGGCCTCGGTGTCTCCGGCCTTGCGGTCGAGATCGGCTTTCACCCACTCGACGGCGAGCGATCCCCACGGAATCCACCAGACGGCTGCCGCATCGTAGTGAAAGGCGATCCGACCTGGCGCGCCGTGCGATGTCACGATGTAGCGAGAGCCGGATGACAAGGCGCGGCGGATGCGCGGGTCGTCCATGTATTCGTGCGAGCATGTCGGGCAGACGAGCCGGGCGCTCTTGGCCACGCGGTCCCAGAGCATGGCCCCATTGGCGTCGGTCTCGCGGTCGAAGGCGATGTTTTTGAAATCCCACGGATGCACTTCACCGCATAAGCACTGCCAGGAGAATTCGCGCTTCTCGCACAAGTCTTCTGCGTCGTGGAAGTCGTCGCCCTCCTCGCCTCCTTGAGAGACCAATATGCGGCGGGCATTCCATCGGTCGTGAGTTCGGCGGCGGAATTCCTCGAGCATGCCGCGCTTCCATCGCCATACTTCGTCGGCTATCGCCCAGCGGATAGATTTCTCCTGAAGGCTCGTGAGGTTTGCCCCGCCGATGAAAAGCGGCATGTGCGGAAAAAGGATTTCCGTCTTGCGCTTCTGGTGCCGGTCTTTTGGGAAGAGCTTGGCGACAGATGGTATCGCTTCGAGCATCGGCCCGAGGCGCGACTCTGCCCATTGCTTGGCCGTCTTGTCCGTCTGCCCTGTCACCAATGTCGGGCCGGGATTCTCCGAGATGATCCATGCCAGCAGAGACTCGAAAAGCGTGGTCTTCCCGCTGCCGACAGGTGCACAGATGATGATCTCGTCGTTCGTGTCTTTGGCGATCTCTTCGATGGGTTCGTTCATCCACTGCGCCGTCGTGGAATCAAACTGCGTATTTCGTGCCGAGTGAGGAACGACGACATGCTGAGACATCCATTGCACCGGACTCAACCGCTCGCCGGGGTTCACGCCAAGTTTGAAATATTCTGCGATCATTCGTCGGAAAGCGTTTTGAGAATCCGGTTTATTTCATCCTCCAAGATCGGCACCATCTGCGCCGCCGATAGCCCTTCAAGTCGCCCAGGTAATGCGCCCACCCACGAGAAAAGTTGAGCCTTCACGGCCATGCCGAGGCCGATCATTTCTTCTTCGACCTTCTCCTTTGCAATGTGCTTCCCCTTGGTGACCTCGAGCAGATACTCGATCCGGTCGCCCTCGAGCTTCAGCTTCCTGAGCCTCGCGGCCTTCATGTCCTCCACGGGAAGTCCGGTGGTTTCGGATTCGGCGGCAAGGTTGCGAGCTTGGCGTTTAGTCACAGCAAGCTCACTGGCAATGCGATCCGTAACAGGGTCACGGGGTCGGCCCTTGCCTCTCTTTGGGGTGGTCTTGGGTTTCATTATAGGGAAATGGGATTTTTATTGCTCACAGAAAACTATCGAGCGACGGGCAAACTGCACGGATTGAGCGGGTTGGTAGGGTTCCCGATGCCCCCCCGTCTTGGCGGCGGAGGCGACAAATGATTTCACTTTTTGCAA